AACTGATTATTATGGAAATAATTGCGGTAATCGTCAGAAAAAACCTCAATAGAATTAATCGTAGGACAAGCGTGGCACTTAGCACTAATGGTTAATAACATAATATTATCTCCAATCAGATAAGAACTAAAACAACAGCAACGACAGTAAAGATATAACAGCCTGCAAAGATCATCAGGCGTGATTCTTTATACTTGGCTTCAGCGTGAGTCATCTTTATAGCTCCCTTAGCTCGGTAGGTTGAACGATAACTTTAAAGCCCAGCGACTTAATTAAAATTATTACATAAGGCGTCAAAGTTTTAGTGCCTGCAATCTCTGCAAAGTCGTGAGCTTTGGGACAAACGGGATAGATATGTTCAGCGCCATAATGATTCTTGATCTTTACGGTTATAATATTATTCATACCCAGCACTCCAAAACTTCTTTGGCTTGTTGTTCGGTAGCCATATACTCTGTATATCTATCGTAGGGTTGAGGGAGCCACTCGTTACCGAGCCATTCAGCACACCAACTGCCAATATAATATGCACAAGTTTTACATATTACTGGCTCAGTGATTACTAGCTGGCCTTCGGTGGGATTAGTAATAGCCGCGCAGTCAGCCAATAATTTATCGCAGTCGGATTTGTTAATCATGCTCATAATATTATTTCCTGTGTGAGAAGGTTGGAAAGCCCCGCCGAAACGGGGCGATATAGTATTACTCGCTATCGGGAGTCTCCATGATGTGTGCCATAATAATATCCAGCTTGGCATCCATCGTCGCCATTCGCTTTGAATGTTCCTTTGAAGTTTCTTCAAGCCTAAAGACGCGGCCTGTAATCTTTTCAAAGTGATCTTTGAAGTCACCGATTGGCATCTCAGAGGGCTTTGGAGAAGCCGTAGGCTTCGGAGTTGCCTTAGTTTTAGCGGGTGTCGCTTTAGCCTTCGGCTTTTTCACCTGAATCATTTTGGTGAACTTGGCGGGAACTTTAGTTCCTTTCTTCCAAGTGTCGATATCACCCATGGTGATTGGGGTATCCAAATGCTCTGCATTCCACTTAAGCATTGCGGCAGGAAAGACTTTTGAAAGCCCATAAACTTCCTGCGAAGTATCGCCTGTTAGTTTAGCGAAGTGTGACCCGATGAAGTAGATTTGCTTGACGGTTGCTTTAGCAGTAGCGTCGAATGAAATGGCTGAATTGCTCATATGTAATCTCCGTCAGGGCTTTGCCCCGTAAATGTGAGTTAAGCCGAGGCGGTCATCGCCAAGGCCATTCCATTAAGGGCATAGCTCTCGAAAATTGTCAACTGCTGTCCCTTGCATTATGCGGTTGTGACAGAGTGTGTGACGCGATCATGGGCGCTTGGCTGAGATTCTTCGGAGATACAAATAATAACACTGTTATTTTTTGGTAGGTTTTTGAAATCTATAGAATTCTTTTGAGAATTCTAAAAATTTTTACACTCTTCAAAGTCCTTCTAGTTTCGTAAACTAGAAAATCTCTGGCTGGGGCTTTAAAAATCTTTAGAGATTTTTAAAATATTTTGAAGTTCTCTGAGGCTGGGGCAATAGTTATTGAAAACTCTGGAGAGTTTTGAAGTGCGTATGGGGGCGGGCAGGTGGCCATGGGGGGGTGGGGGTATATATACTCATTCACGCACAACTTGGAAGGATTTGAATGTCAACCAGATTGTCGCCCCACTTCAAAGATCTTTAAAGCTAGGGCGGGGCTGTACGTCTATATGTACCCCGGTGGGCTACATAGTCTATTATAACCTTGAATTCTTGTTTTGTCAAGACTATTGTGATATATTACCACTTGACAAAACTGTAAATCAGGTATATAATATAATAATGAAAAAAGAATTGACAACCAAACAGCAATCGTTTTTAGACAATCTTATGTCTTGTAACGGTAATGCTAAACAGGCGGCAGAATTAGCGGGGTACGCTGAAGGCTCTTATACATCCGTAGTTAAAGCACTAAAAACAGAAATAATTGAACTAGCTGAAAGTATATTAGCCCAGAGTGCCCCCAAAGCCGCTTTAAAGCTCGTTGAGGTTATGGACAGTGAACAGCCTATACCTCAAGCTAATGTTCGTTTACAGGCCGCTCAGACGCTCCTAGACCGTGTGGGCCTAGCCAAGACAGACAAACTAGATGTAAATGTACAAGGATCAAATGGTCTTTTCATTCTACCAGCCAAACAAGAAGTAATACTTGAAGGCGAATATGAAGAGAAGAACTAGCAGTACCATTCCGTTTGGTTACAAACTAGACGAAAATGGTACACATTTAACAGAAATACCAGAGGAACTAAAAGCCCTAAACAAAGTCGTTCCACTAATAAAAAATAAAGTTTTATCTTTAAGGGAAGGGGCAATGTGGCTTGAACACGATACTGGTAGATCTATTTCGCATATGGGCCTGAAGAAGATTGCAGACCGATATGAATGATTGGGATAAAAATCCAGATGCGTATATGCGAGACAACAACGGGGATTTCATACTCAAAAAGGATGGAACACCTCGTAAAAAAACTGGCAGACCCAAAGGTTCGTCCGGTAGAGGCTACAACTACCACTCCCAGACCAAGGCCAAAATTGAAGCCAGAAAAACAGTACGAAAGAAAGAAAAACGGTTAGCGCAGGTACGCACCAAACTTGAAAACTATAAAAGGTCGCTTGACACTTCTAAAAATACTTTAAAAAAATTAGAAGGAACTGAGGCTAAAGCAGAAGGCAAAATAACAACAGAAACTCCTGATGCACTGCCCAAGTCGTTAAGGACTGTCGCAGAAGAGAATGTCATCTTTAGGCCCAACGATGGCCCACAAACTGACTTTCTCGCCGCTTCTGAGACTGATGTTTTATATGGTGGTGCGGCTGGTGGAGGCAAGAGCTATGCGATGTTGGTTGATCCACTTCGTTTTGCTCATCGGGCCGCGCATAGGGCTTTGATCCTGCGGCGTTCTATGCCAGAGTTACGCGAGTTAATAGATAAATCTCGTGAACTTTACCCGAAAGCCTTTCCCGGTTGTAAGTATAAAGAAGTAGAAAAGCTCTGGAACTTTCCTTCTGGAGCTAAAATAGAATTTGGATTCTTGGAGAGAGATGCAGATGTTTATCGCTACCAAGGACAAGCGTATAGTTGGATTGGGTTTGATGAGATTACGCACCAAGCTACAGAGTTTTCTTGGAACTACTTGGCTTCACGACTGCGTACAACAGATCCAGAGATTATACCTTATATGCGGTGTACCGCTAACCCCGGTGGTGTTGGAGCGCATTGGGTAAAGAAAAGATATATTGATCCTTCACCGCCTTACGAATCTTTTAGAGGCGCAGATGGATTAAGCCGTAAGTTTATACCGGCTAGGTTAGATGATAATCCATACTTAGCTAATGATGGACGATACGAACAAATGCTGAAGGCGTTGCCACCAACGCAACGCAGACAGCTACTAGAAGGTGATTGGGAGGTTGCAGAAGGTGCGGCCTTTACAGAGTTTGATAGGCATCTTCATGTCATTGAACCTTTTGAAATTCCTTTACATTGGGAACGAACAAAAGGAATTGACTATGGATATGCTTCAGAATCGGCTTGTGTTTGGGGAGCAATAGACCCAGATGACGGTACTTTAATAATATATAGAGAGTTATATCGTAAAGGTCTATTAGGAACCGATCTAGCCTTCATGATTACTGAAATGGAGCTAAATGATCCAATGAGCGTTCCCGGCGTATTAGATACAGCGTGTTGGAACAGAACGGGTCAAACAGGCCCAACAGTAGGAGAAACGCTTGTTAAAGCTGGACATAAGCTACGACGAGCAGATAAAAATAGAGTTGCAGGTAAAATACAAATCCATGAATACCTGAAGTTACAGCAAAGCGGAAGGCCCAAAATACAAATATTTAATACTTGTCCTAACCTGATACGCGAACTTCAAAGTATTCCTCTGGATAAAAGCAACCCTGAAGATGTAGATACTAAGGCATCTGATCACGCATATGATGCCTTACGGTATCTTATTATGGCTAGACCAAGAATAAACGATACTTATAGCCAAATGCGAGAATTACAACTACAAACTATATATCAACCAGCAGACGGGACATTTGGGTACTAATGAAACATAGAATTTGGCGACCACTTAATAGCTACGGAATTTATACTTTAGGTATCGTTATTTCATTTACAATGATCTATGCTCTTGTCAGTCTGACACCAATGGGATAAGCATGGCACAAGACGAAAATACATTTATGGATAGTGCTAATAATCTTTATTTTGAAGATGTAGAAAATGAAGATGGTAAGCAACTAAACCTAGAAGAAAGTTTAAAGTCTAATCTTGCTGGCATAATTGAAGCTCGTTACATTGCTTCTGAATTAGCGCGAGATACTGACGAAAAGCGTTGGATTACTGCTTATCATAATTTTAGAGGCTTATACCCTCAGAATGTAAAATTTAGAGAGTCTGAAAAGTCTCGTGTATTTATTAAAGTTACAAAGACTAAGGTTCTTGCGGCTTTTGGTCAGCTAGTCGATGTAATCTTTGGAACAGGTAAGTTTCCGATTGGCGTTAGTCCAACGGATCTTCCAGAAGGTGTTAGCGAATATATGCACCTTAGTTCAGAACAAGCACCTAATATTGAAACGAGCCGCCCTGCGCCAGCCCCTGAAGAACCAACCAACCCATTTGACTTTGGATACAAAGGAGATGGCAAAGTACTAAAAGCAGGCGCTACAATGTCTTCAGGCAAAGGTATTTTTGAAGACTTAAAAAATGCTGAAGAGCTTACATTTGAAGAAGGCCCATCTCCAGTTCCAGAGACACTAGAAATCTCACCGGCTAAAGAAGCCGCAAGGAACATGGAAAAATTAATTCATGATCAAATTGAAGAATCAAACGGAACAACAGAGCTACGAAATGCTTTATTAGAAGCTGTTCTTTTTGGTACAGGAATTATAAAAGGCCCATTTAATTTTAATAAGACTTTGCATCGTTGGAACAATAAAGACGGAGAACGCGCTTATGATCCAATTTTTGTCAGAGTGCCTCGTATTGAGTTTGTTAGCATCTGGGACTTTTTTCCTGATCCTAATGCTACTTCCATTGATGAGTGTGAATATGTTGTACACAGACATAAGTTAAATAAGTCTCAACTTAGGGCATTGCGTAAGATGCCTTACTTCAATGAAGACGCTATTCGTGAGTGTCTAATGCTTGGGCCTAACTATGTCGAAAAAGACTATGAGTACGAGCTAAAAGACGATAATCGCATGAGCGATCTTGGTTCTAGTAAGTTTGAAGTCTTAGAGTATTGGGGAATGATGGACGTTGAATATGCCAAAGAAATTGGTATGGATCTTTCTCCTGAAACAGACTCTTTAGATGAGATTCAAATTAATGCTTGGATTTGTAATGGCAAGGTTCTTAGAGCCGTTGTAAATCCTTTTACACCTTCACGTATACCATACAATGCTTTTCCGTATGAGCGTAACCCATATAGTTTCTTTGGTGTAGGTGTTGCAGAAAACATGAACGACAGCCAGCAAATTATGAATGGTCATGCACGAATGGCTATTGATAATTTGGCGTTAAGTGGTTCATTAGTTTTTGACGTAGATGAGACTATGCTTGTCGGTGGACAAAGCATGGAAATCTATCCCGGCAAAGTATTTAGGCGTCAGTCTGGTATGCCGGGACAAGCTATACACGGTCTTAAGTTCCCGAACACATCCCAAGAAAATATGATGATGTTTGACCGCTTTAGACAGCTTGCTGACGAACAAACAGGCATTCCTAGTTATTCGCATGGTCAGACAGGCGTTCAAAGCATGACGCGAACAGCATCTGGTATGTCAATGTTGTTAGGAGCCGCATCTCTTAATATTAAAACAGTTGTAAAGAATCTGGATGATTTTTTATTAAAGCCTTTGGGCAAAGCCTACTTTCAGTGGAATATGCAATTTTTTGAAGGTAAGTTAAATACTGAAGGTGACTTAGAAGTTAAGGCTATGGGAACAAATAGCCTAATGCAAAAGGAAGTGCGAAGTCAAAGATTGACAATGTTCCTTCAAACTGCACAAAACCCAGCAGTTGCTCCTTTTGTTAAGATGTCAAAACTAATTAGTGAATTGGCTTATAGTTTGGATCTTGATCCTGACGAAATCCTTAACGACCCTGAAGAAGCGGCAATAGCCGCGCAGATTATAGGAATGCAAAATAATGTTGGACAAGCAACTGGCGCACAAGCTGGCTCCGCTGGTGAACAACCCGGAGCTATGGAATCCCCTGAAGGAACACCTGAACAACCTGCGGATGCAGGAGTTACAGGCACTGGCGGTGGCAACATCGGAACAGGAAATGTTCCGCAAGCAGGGGAAAGCGAATTCTCTGGCTAATTTACTGACACTACAAGAACAAGTAAATCAAAGACGAAAGGAAAAAGATGATGGCTAATGATTCTTTAATGGTTCCTACAGAGCGTGAAGCATATGGTAAAGGCGGTGCGCTTGCAAAAATTATAAGAGCTTTAAGTCCAAAACAATCAGACGAAATTCCTGAAGTATTTGGTGAGCAACACCCCGATGGTATTCTTTGGAAGCCCGAAGGCGAAAAAGTTATAAAAGCAGATATTGAACGTGCAAAAAAAGCTATAGTAATCCCACCCAAAGGAAGAAAAATTTATGAGCGGCCTTTTATTCCTCGTACTTATTTTTCTATGACAGAGGGCCGTTCAGGTACACAAATTTTATTACAAGAAGACATTCCAGAAGGAAGTGAAGCTTTTCGTCAAAAATTTGTTACTACTTGGAGAAGGGACGGTAAAACTTTTACGCATAACGGCGAAAAATATATAGTTGCAAAAGGCGAAGCAGAACGAATGAAAAAAAATACAGGATCTTTAATGGTTCCTCCCGAGCGTGAGGGTTATGGCAAAGGCAGTTTAGTTAAAAGTGTTCTTAGTGCATTGAGTAAAAAAAGTGATGCACCTAAACAAACTGATACTAAAATAGATCCTGAAATTCAAAAAGAAGTAGAAAAAGTTATAGATGAGTTAGAGTTTGTAGCTTCTCCCGAGCCTGATGGTATTACAAAAGAAGGCATGAAAGAAGAATTTAAAGAATGGATTCAGCGTAAACCTAAAACTAATATACAGGGTGGCAAATATTATGATATTGATTCATTTGCTGATGACTATGATTTAACTGATCCGCAAGAATTTTTCTGGGCGCTTGATGACAAAATTATTTCTATGCAAGAAGGAAATAATGGTAAAATAATTACTAAAAAAAGCCGTGCTATTTTAAAAGAAATTCAAGATGGTTTAAATAATGATTCTTTTAAAAGAGATTCTAAAAACAAAGGCGGTGCAATTCTAGATTTAGTTGCGGCTATTACAGGCAAGCAAACTAAAGCCGCTAAGAAAAAAATGGTTTCTGAAGAAAAAGCAGTTCAAGACTTAGAAAAGATTTTAGATAACGATCCTAGAGCCTTAGACGATCTTTCAGACGAAGACTATGAAACAGTTGTTTCAAAGCTTCCACAACGTCAAGCCGCAAAGCTTGGTATGGGCGATGAGCCTTTAGACGATATGGTTGAAATAGCTCGCGGCATGGAGCCAGCAGAAGTAGCTAAGAATCTTGAAATGTTTAATGACATTGATGAGATTTTTGAATATGCAGATACTCTTGATGCAAAAGGCGCTCGACAATTTATGGATAATCTTTCTGACGAAGATCTTGAAATCTTTGGTGCAGATCTTCCTGATGTTGGTTCTAGCCTTGGGCCACGAGAAGTAAAGGCTCATGGTGGTGTTTCAGGTGTAGCAATCTTAATGCCTGCTGAATATAACGAAAAACCAAAGGACACATACGATAATATTAGTCCTGAAGAAAAGAAGCAACAAGAAAAAGATATGCTTCCAGACGATGAAATGGAAGATGAATATATAGATTATGTTGCAGAAAAGATTCTTACTGAAGATGAGCAAGAATATTTATTTAAAGCCTTAGATGACAATGATCGTCTTGAAAAGATTTTAGATAAAATTATTCTTGATGCAACAGAATTTACTGGTTCCGGTGAAGTCGAAGGGCCGGGAACTGGTATTTCAGATTCGATACCCGCAAGGTTATCGGACGGTGAATTTGTATTCACCCGAAAAGCCGTTGATCAAATCGGTGCTGACAAACTCCAAAAAATGATGGACGATGCAGAACGTGAATTTGATCAGCGACAAGGCAAAGCACAAGGCGGTATGTACGAAGCCGATCTTTTTAACCAGCCGCAACAAATAGAAGCAACTGGTTATGAGATGGCTAATAAAATGGAAGATCCAGTAATTCAACAACAAAAAGATATTGGACGCCAAATGATGTACTCCAGTAAAGTGCCAAGCCTTCTTAACCGATAAGGCTACCTAATTTTTAGCCCCTTATCATTATAATAACCTTAAGGCCACCTTGTAGTATCAAGACCCTGTATTAAACAGCGCAATAATACAGCCACCTTGAAAGACAGCAAGCCCCAAAAGGAGCAGTGATATGAACGAAGAACAATTTGATGAACCGCAAGCGAATGTGTATAACGCCCGAAAGCCTTGGCACGACAATGTAAAGTCAAAGCCTCAAGGAAGTGCAGATTCGATGTTTTATGCAGATAGCGAAGAGGCTACTAGCGAAGAAGCTACCCCTCAACAATCGCAAAGCACAAACTATAAAAAGCGGTACGATGATCTAAAAAAGCATTACGATCAGAAACTTTCAGAATTTAAACAGCGTGAAGAAGAACTTCAGGCAATGGCGAAAGCCGCTGTCCCACAATATACGCCACCTAAGAGCGTAGAAGATCTTGAGCGGTTTAAAAATGATTATCCTGATCTATATGATACTGTTGAAACAGTTGCACATCTGCGAAGTGCAGAGCAACTAAATGAACTTCAACAAAAGCTTTCTGCAATTGAAAAGCGTGAGCTAGAAGTTAGCAAGCGTGATGCAGAAACTAAGTTGAAAGAGCGTCATCCTGATTTTGATGAAATTAGAGGTGATGATCGGTTTCATGAATGGGCGCAAACACAGCCTGAAGAAATTCAACGCTGGATTTACAAAAACCCAGATAATGCTGATTTAGCTAGTCGAGCAATTGACATTTACAAGATGGAAAATAATATTGCTTTTAATCAAACTCCTCGTCGGTCACAAACTTCACAGTCCACTGCGGCTGATATGGTTTCGACAAAAACCACAACGGTTGATTCTAATCAGCCTAAGATTTGGACAGCAAGGGAAATCTCTGCCTTGTCTATGGACGAATATGACCGCTTTGAAGAAGAAATTGATAGAGCAGTCATGGAAGGCAGAGTTGTAAAATAATTTGTCTTTTAGGAGATTTTAAACATGGCTAGTAATACATCCGATCAGTATTTTGCTCAATCATCGGGGAGCAACTTTAGTGGCAATAACTTTTTGCCAGAAATCTATTCCAAGAAGGTACTTAACTTCTTCCGTAAGGCTTCAGTAGTAGAAGCTATCACCAACACTGATTATGCTGGTGAGATTTCAGCATTTGGTGACTCTGTAAAGATCATCAAAGAGCCTGTAATCACTGTTGATCAGTACGAGCGTGGTGGTTCTATCACTGCAACAACTTTGACCGACAACGAAGTTGTTTTGGTTGTTGATACGGCGAACGCATTTAAGTTCATCGTTGATGACATCGAAACTTCTATGTCTCATGTCAACTTTAAAGAGGCGGCGGCATCTTCAGCGGCTTACTCTTTGCGTGACGCTTTTGACAGTGGCGTAATTGCTACAATGTTTGCTGGCGTATCTTCCTCTAGCCCAGACCACATTATTGGTGCTGATGCGGCGGCGGGTACTGGCGGTGTAGCAGAAACTACTGCTTCTGTTGATCTGCTTGGTTCAGATGCAGATGGCGTTGACGCTATTGATTTGATGGCTCGTATGGCTCGTTTGTTGGATGACCAAAATGTACCCGAAGAAGGTCGTTGGTTTATTGCAGGCCCAGATTTTTATGAAGAGCTTGTTAAGTCTTCATCTAAGTTGATGAGCGTAGACTTTAACGCTGGTCAAGGCTCTATCCGTAATGGTCTGGTAAGCTCTGGTAAGTTGCGTGGTTTTGATATGTACAAGACCAACAACATTGCCGCTACTAGCACTGCTTCTGGTAAGGTACTGGCTGGTCATATGTCATCTACTTGTACTGCACAAACCATCGTTAATACCGAAACGGTTCGTGACGTAACAAGCTTTGGTGACATTGTTCGTGGTCTTCACGTTTATGGCTCAAAGGTTCTGCGACCCGAAGCACTTGTTTCTGCTTTTTATACGGTTGATTAATAATACATGGGGGATGAAATACTCCCCCTTTTCTTTAAGGATATAAAATGCCACAAATTGGAAATGATCCAAATCCTGTAAGAATAAGCCCTAACCGAACTGTACGGATTAATGGGCGATATATTAAAAACGAAAACCGTAAAAAATACGAAGATAATTATGATCGTATTTTTGGTAAAAAGGAGAGCAAAAATGAAAGATAGATCTACTTATCGTAGAGGAAGTATGGCTCGTGGTCGCCGTGGTCGCCCTATGACGGGTGGTGCGCGTCCTAGCAGGCCAGCACCGCGCCCTAAAAGGCCAACAACGGGTGGTGCGCGTCCTTCTAGGCCAGCACCGCGTCCCGGCAGACCAAAAACAGGTGGTGCTATGCCCCGTCCCGGTGGTTTATTAGGCGCAGTAACTGGCGGTGCGCGTCCTGCTAGACCAACTCCGCGCCCTACTAGCCCCGGCGGTCGCCCCCCTAGACCAAAGACAGGTGGTGTTATGCCTCGTCCAAAAATGGGTGGAATTAGTAAGTCAACGGTTATGCCAAATTCTCGTCCAATACAAACGGGCGGGCCAACCCCTCGTAAGCCTGTTCCTCGTCCCAAAAGGCCTATGTCTATGGGTATGGGTAAGCCTTCAGGTCGCGCTCGTCGTGCAGAAGGCGGTGTGGCTACGGCTATGAAAACAGCGAAGCCTTGCTAATGACTACTCAAGTTGAAATGAAAAAATACAAATCTATTCAAGAAAAAGAAAGGATTTGTGCTGAAATGGAGGGAAATCAATTTCCTTATCAGAAAGAGATGCCTCTGAAATATCCCAAAGCTAGGAATGAACAGGAGCAAAAAGGTGAAGGTACAAGCCCCTAAAGGTTATCATTGGATGAAAAGCGGTAAAAGCTATAAACTAATGAAAGACCCTAAAGGTGGTTATAAACCCCACAAAGGCGCTTCTAAATCAGCTAACTTTGAAATACAAAAGGTTCATAAATAATAATGGCTACAAACTATTTACAACTAACAAATGAACTTTTGCGCGAAATGAACGAAGTCGTTTTGACTGCTAGTAATTTTGCTTCAGCCATTGGGGTACAGGCGCACGTTAAAGACTGCGTTAATCGCGCATATCTTGATATTGTGCTTGAAGAACCTCAATGGCCTTTTTTATCTGTAGGCACTAGTGGGACTACAGATCCAATGTACGGAAACACATACATTGAAACTACTGCTAATACCCGTTGGTATGAATTAAAGCCCTCTGCTAGTTCAATACTAGATGACTATGGTTATGTTGATTGGGATAATTTTTATTTGACAACGGTTGGTGTAAGTGGAGAAGCCGCTCCATATACTGCAAAAAATTTACGGTTTACTACCATTGAAGAATGGAAAGATTTTTATAGGACTAATGAAAACTCAGACGATGCTGAAGATGCTCAAGGCGGCGAGCCTCGTCGTGTTATTCGCAGTCCTGATGGACGTATGTTAGGCCTTAGTCCAATACCCGATAAAGTATATCGTGTTTGGTTTTATGCTTACAATCAACCTACAGAGCTTTCTGCATATAGTGATGCAATAGTTTTTCCTGACGTATATCGTCCAGTACTATTGTCTAGAGCTAGGTATTATGTTCATCAGTTTAAAGAAAATATTCAGCCAGCGGCCCTAGCAAATGATGAATATCGTCGTGGCCTACGACTTATGAAAACACATCTTATGGTTCCAGAGCCTTTTTACATGAAAGACGATAGAACGAGGTATGTTTAATGTCTCAGGCATTTGGTTTTCCATGTAAGGGCGGCTTAAATACAAATTTAAATTCTCTTGAGCTTTTGGCACAGCCCGGTTTTGCTTCAAGACTTTTAAACTTTGAAGTAGATCCAGATGGTGGTTATCGTCGGATAAATGGCTTTACAGCCTTTGGTGGTGATTCAGCTACACGCCCTAACAGCACTAATCGTGTCTTAGGCACGTTTGCATATGCAGATGGAATTATTGTTTGTTCTGGAACAGACATACACTTTAGTAATGATGGTATTACATGGCTTCAGATAAATCGTAGTTCTGTAGCTAATGGTGGTGACAACTATACAGTTTTTACAGGCCGTTCTACGCTCACACGAACAAACCAAGGTCAATGCCAGTTTGCTTTATTTGAAGGTGCTACTTTTGATTATGGCGAAGTCTTTATTGCTGATGGCGCAAATCAAATTTATTCTTTTCGTATGGAAGGCACAGGAGCATTAAGCACTCGTACTTTTTTTGCGAATGAAATTACAGTCAGCGGTACAAACGGCGTAAAATATATTACTGTCCATGATCATCACTTATGTGCGGCAGGAGTAGAAGATAATTTAAATACTATATTTTTTAGTGAGTATAATGATCCAAGTGATTTTTCAAATGGTGCTACAGGCGGTTCAGTAACTATATCAGATCAAATACAAGGAATAAAAGGTTTTAGAGAAAATCTTATTGTATTTGCTAAAAACAGTATTCACAAACTTATCAACATAAATGATAAAGATACTGCCCGAGTAGACCCTATTACAGAAAACGTAGGCTGTCTTAGCGGTTATAGTATTCAAGAATTTGGAGGTGATCTAGTTTTTCTAGCGCCTGATGGTATTCGTACCGTTGCGGCAACAGCGCGTATTGGCGACACAGAGCTTAGTTCTGTTTCAAGACAAATACAAAGTATTATTTCAAACATAACTACAAATATTACAGATTATGAAATTGATAGTTGTGTTATTAGATCTAAATCTCAATATAGGCTTTTTTATTCTGGCCCTAATGCCGATTATTTAGAAGCTAAAGGGGTTATTGCTACTTTTACAGGCCAAGGTTTTGAATGGTCTGAAACACAAGGCATACAAGCTTTTGGTTTAAGTTCAACAATTGATATAAATGGCCTTGAAAAAATTTATCATGGCGATAAAGATGGTTATATTTATAATCACGACACAGGAACTTCTTTTTTAGTTAGTGGTTCTGAACAAAATATTACAGCGGTATATGAAACCCCAGATTTAGATTTTGGTGATATAGGAACAAGAAAAACGGTAAAATATGTTCGTACTTCTTTTTCTCCTGAAGGAGATGTTGTTCCTATATTACGAGTAAGATATGACTATAAATCTGTTGATGTCCAACAGCCACCAGACACTACAATTACGGGTATTCCGCTTCCTGCTATTTTTGGAACTTCTACATTTGGTACAGCAACATTTGGAGGAACTAATGATCCAATGGTTCGTACAACTATTCAGGGAAGTGGAAACACAATAAGTTTGAGAATTAAAACAGAAGATAAAAATTTTTCATACGCAGTTAATGGTTTTTATATAGATTATATGCCATCAGGTAGGAGATAATAATGGCTCAAGATTATACAAGACAAAGTTCATTTTCAGATGGCGACACAATTACTGCTTCGTTGTTTAATGATGAATATAATCAATTAGTAAATGCTTTTGCATATTCTAGTACAGATGCAACTTCTACTGGACATCGACACGATGGTACAGCCGCACAGGGCGGTAACATTCCAAAGATTGGCGACTTAGACTTCAACAACAAAATTGAAGTAGACAGCACTAATAATCGTTGGGGATTTTATGTAGAAGTTTCTAGTGCCGCTGTAGAACAAATTCGCATTCAAGACGGTGCAATTGTTCCTGTAACTGATAATGATATTGATTTAGGTTCTAGTTCTTTAGAGTTTAAAAATCTTTACATTGATGGCACTGCAACAATTGATGATTTAACTGTAGATGCTTCAGCGGTTATTGGTACAACCCTTTTGGTTGGTGGTGCTTCTAGTTTTCAAGGAGATGTTACTCTTGGAAATGCTACGGCTGATACTTTAATTGTAAATGCTCTTGTTAATTCTAGTTTTGTTCCTGAAGCTGATAGTACTTGGAATCTTGGTAGCACTTCACTGTATTGGGCAAATGCCTATGTAGACGCTGTTACGACTACAGGTGATGTGGCTATTGGCGGTAATTTAACTGTTACAGGCAATGCAACAATCTCAGGTAATCTTACATTTGGTGATGCAGATACCGACAGTATTACACTAACGGCTGATGTGGCTTCACACATTACTCCAGATGCCGACGATACTTACGATCTTGGTAGCTCTACAAAAGAGTGGCGAAACCTTTATATTGACGGTACAGCTAACATTGATAGCCTTGTAGCTGATACTGCCGACATTAATGCAGGTACAATTGATAATACTGTTATTGGTGGAACCACAGCCGCCGCAGGAACCTTTACCACATTCACCTCTACAGGCATCGACGATAACGCTACCGCTACGCGACTAACTATAAGTAACGGCTTTACGGAATTTGACGCTACAAACCACTACATCAAGTTTAACGGAAGTACCGATAGTTTAAGAGTTGGCACGACAAGTACTGGATATGCTTATTTTATAAATGATGGCCCGTCTGCCGGTACCGGCAATAGCGGTATGGCTTTTTATGACAACGGCGCTGTAGAGCTATGGTCACCGGCTGGTGACGTTATCACGGGTAATTTACGCATAAATTCTTCTGGTGTGGTAACAATACCAAGTGCCGTACTTACTACTGCCGACATAAACGGTGGAACAGCCGATGGCGTTACAATCGGAGGTTCTACACCAGCCGCAGGCACCTTTACTACATTTACCTCCACAGGCATCGACGATAACGCCACGGGCGAACGATTGACGATTACTGATAGCGGAATTGCCATTGGGAATACAGGCACCAATCCAACGCCAATAAACGGATCAACGGCGGTTCACGCTACAGCATCGTTGGGCGCTGAGTTTATTGCAGGAACCAATGACACTGTAATATCCAGCGGCGCATTCATGGGCGGCTATGTATTCAGAAACGCAGATTCAACAGGGTCGCCACCGCACTATGCGGGAATGTGGGCCGAGTCGGCTGATACCTCTGGAAATATGAATCTGTATTTCGCGGCTGGTAGTACACGCTACGAAACTGGGGCGGCACATTTAACGATTGAGTCTAACGGCAACATTAGTGCTACCGGAGATATCACCCTTGGCGACACTATTTATGCCAGAAGCAACTATCAGGCATTTCTAAAACTAAAGGCCGATCAAGTGGGGCTGGCTGGTACGGGTGGGCCGCATGAGTGGCAACTTGAGGCAGATACTTCTGGTAACTTGTCTATAAATTATGACAAAAACGGCACTGCTACAAACGATGTTGTAAGGATAACAAAAGGCACTTCTAGCTCTGACGTAAAGCTGGACTTACCTTCTGGCGGCGAGGCAAATTTTTCTGCGTCTAGTACAGACTTTGGTTTGCGAATTAGCGATGGTGGTGTTGGCGGCAAAACAATTCGTTTGGTAAATAACGGCACAGCAATCTTTTCTCACAATCAGGTACAAGACGTTATTGACATGAGCAATGCGTCATCTGTGACTGTTGCAGGTTTTACCTCCACTGGCATCGACGATAACGCTACGTCTACGGCTATCACTATTGACTCAAGCGAGAATACGACTTTCGCAGGAACGATTACTTCTGGTGACATAACTATTTCGGAAGGCACTCCGCTTTTTCGGATTCAAGACTCTGACGGAACCAATCAATACACTCAGCTTACTAACTCAAACGGCAATACATACTTTGGCTCTAGGAACGACACTGCTGATGGCAATATTCTAATAGGTGGTTATGGCGACGGATTTAATGAATTTGCGAGGTGGGCGGCGTCTGGGCATTTAACTCAAAAAAACAACCTGATTGTAGAAGGGACGTTTACATCATTAGGCATCGACGATAACGCCACAAGCACTGCGATTACGATTGATGCGTCAGAGAATGTTGGTATTGGCGAAACCAGCCCTGACTATCGACTTCATGTAAAAGAAAGTCCAGCAAATGGAGCGTATTCATCCACAACGAACATGGAGGCTACCACTAGATTTCATTCGCAGGAATCAACTACAGGTTCATACACAGCAATACAGCTTGCGGCTAATAATGGAAACGCGGCTTTAGGTTGGTGGAATATAGGAACCGTATCGACTTCTTCAAATTACGATAATCATCTCGTATTTCAAACAAGAACAGGTGCTTCAACTTACGAAGAACGTATGCGTGTTGATAGCTCTGGTGAGCTTCTTCTGTATAGCGGCGCTATAGATTTAACGGATCAAGAAGAACCGTCACTGCCAGTGAGGATTGAAAGCACTGGCACTTTAGGAAATGGCGGGGCTGGTTATGATTCGTCTTTAGAAAATAACGGGCAACTTCAACTGAACGCGGATTCCGTTTTAATTACGGACAATTCTACTTTTACGTCTGGGTTTCCAACCGCATGGAATTTAATTAACAACGGCTTTAGCTGGGGATTAGGGTCTACCGAATATTTCACTATAGCGAGCAATGGAGCGGTAAGTATAGGCGCTCCTGCATCTCAAACCACGCATGAGCTATCGGTTCGTGCTTCTGATTCACCGCGAATAAGCATCGACGACACAAACGGCACAAGCACCAACGTAAACGCGGGTTTGCTTTTGCGCTATGGCACGACCAATGCCGGAAGTTTTAACTATACGAATGGTGCGGACCTTAATGTAACAAACTTTCTCACTGGCGATATTATTTATGAAACGCCAACAGAACATTCATTTACGATTAACGGCACTGAAGAATTAAGAATCACAAATACCGAAACGTCCGTCTTTGGAACGAGCGGCGATATTTTTACGCTTGTTGACACTAACTTAACTGCAAGCGCAAGCAATATCGGCAACATCCGTATTGCGTTTGATGATAGCGCGGGAACCAGAGTGGCCTATGTCGGCACTGCAAACACTGGTGACTTTTTCGTAAACAACCAATATGGATCGACAAAGCTAACGTTTGCAGGGTCTACAAAAATAACAACCATAACTCAAGGCATAAACGTCACTGGAAGCATTGGCGTAAATACAACGCCATCACGGAGCTTGCACGTTAATAGCGGCTCGGAGCAAGTAACGTCGCTTTTTGAATCTGCTGGCGCAAGCTCATATATTGATTTTGCCAACAGCACTACAGCGCAGGGGCGCTCACGCATAGGCGCAGAAGGCACTGATACGCTTGTGTTCAAGACTGAAGGCGCAGAAGCCATGCGTATCGACGCCAACGGTCGCGTAGGAATTAATTACGATAATCCTGATGTTCCTTTTTGTGTCGGTGTCAATGTCGGAAACGTTTTGGCGGCTAGGTTTGGCACTTTAGGCACAGCAAAAGCTGGCGATGATGTTTATATTAGACTCCAAGGAAATAATACTGCTAACTCAAACAAATATATTGACCTTCGCCATTTGGTTGACGATGGCGCACTGACTATAAACGGGCCAACAAGTAGCCTTAACGAGATGCTTAGAATTGATTCTGATGGCATCAAGTTTAACGGAGACACTGCCGCCGTTAATGCGCTAGACGATTATGAAGAAGGGACTTGGACGCCATCACCAGACTCCGGAACCGTGAGCGCAATTGATTGTATTTATACAAAGATAGGAAATACCGTTCATGTTTCTGGGGCGTTAGCGAATTTCAGCGATTACTCAACAACATCAGATATTAATATCTCTGGACTACCTTTTACATCAGCCTCATCTAGCACGGCAATCGGCGCTGTAATGTACAGAGATGTTAGTCTTAGCACTATAGCAGACCTAACCGCGTATGTATCTTCAAGTAGTTCAGTGCTACGGTTTTATGTTTCAAGAAATGATGGCGCGGCATGGACTGCATTACAGTACAACCATTTTGATAGCAATTTGGGTGATCTTTATTTTAGTGTTACCTATCGCGTTTAATTAATATCCTAATCGGACGATTGGGACGGACTAAAAAGAGGAAACAAAAATGGCATTAACTGAAAGACAAGAAGTAGACAAAATTGAAGTGGTTGGCCCGTACAAATCTGTACAGGTTCGCACTGCGACGATTATTGAGAGGGATGGCGAGGAGCTTACCCGATCATTTCATCGGCACGTTGTCCAAGCGGGAGAGGACTACAGCGGCGAAACCTCAGAGGTGCAGGCTATCTGCGCGGCGGTTCATACGGCTGAAGTAATCGCGGCACTGCAAGCGGCACAAACTCCAGCGGCAGAAGCTGATCCTGAGTAAAATAATGAATGGATCCTTTATCTCTAATTGCTATGGCATCTACTACCTTCAAAGGTATACAGGTGCTAGTAAACAAAGGTGCTGAGATTGAACACGTTGCTCAGAAACTAGGACAATGGTACAGCTTTGCATCTGACATTAAAGAAGCTGAAAAAGAAGCTGAAAATCCCGGCATATTTAAAAAGCTTTTTGATGGTAACACTGTTGAGCAACAAGCTTTAAACAGTGTCATAGCTAAAAAGAAATTAGAGGAACAAGAAAAACAAATACGAGAATTAATTGTTTGGACATATGGCGTTGAGACTTATCAAGATATGATAATGCTTAGACGTAAGATTAAGGCGCAACGTGAACAAGCAATCTATAAACAACGTAAACGTCAGCGAATGTTATTAGATAGTTTACTTATAGCAGTAGCTGTGGCTTTATCAGCCGGTATAATCTACGGCACAGTATTAATAATAAGAGGTGCCTAATGGCTGTTGTACCAGAGAACGAGCCGCGTTTACAGCGCATAGAAGAAAAGTTAGATAAATTGACTGATACTGTGTCTGAACTTGCAAGGATTGAAGAACGATTATTGTCGGTTTTCAAAAGGCTTGATCGACATGAAAAGCGTTTAGATGATCAGGAAGATGACATAAAAAATCTAAGCAATGCTGTCTTGCTTAATACTAAAACATCTAATAATATAGAAAGGATGTTTTGGGTGTGTGTAACTGCTGGAGCATCACTAATTGTTTATTTTATGAAATAAATGGAGTTATTATGGATAGACTAATACAATACTTTATTCATGTTGGAGATGCAACAAGCCAGTTAATAAATACTGCTGTGTTGCTTTCTAACAACCCAAATGAATCTGTTTCTGGTAGAGCTTATCGTTTAAATGATGAGCAAGGCTGGAAGCAAGCTGAAAAAGCAATTAATTTTGTTTTTAAGCGTTGGGGTGAGGATCATTGCAAACAAGCATTTTTAAATGACTTGTCTCGTGCAAGACAACTTTTAGGAAAAAAGGAGAAAGAAGAATGAAGTATTTTCTTTTGTTTGTTGTTTTTTGTGTTAGCTCTGCATACGCAGAAACTGTAATTAATTATGATGATGGTTCTACATATACATTAAAAGACAATCAAGAAATCTACATCAGTACACCGAACAGTACTTTGTTTACTCGACAAATACTAAATAATAAAAATACATACTTTAGAGCGCAATCACCTTGGACAAAACGTGACTATGTTCCTCAACCACAAGACGATCATGCTGTAGGTTCACACGAATGGTGTAAAGCATATATACCATGGAGCGAAGGCCTGACGTTTGATATGATTACATGGCAACGTGCGTGTGACACTAACAACGATTACAAGTATGGTTGTGGTGATAAGCAGTTTGATGAATCAGAAGATGGTGCTTACTGCTCTTAGGAGTTTTATATGGCGTGGCAGGCTTTAATTTCACCCATTACTAATTTAGTTGGCGGGTATTTAAACAACAAACATGAACAAGCCCAAGCAAAGCATCAAGCGAAGTTAC